GAGCCGGCCCTCCAGTGGATGTGGCGGGTCGAGGAGGGTGTCTGCGCGGGGCTCCGCTGCCCGACCCCCCATTCATCCCTGCCGGCGATGAAGTCCGAGGTGTCGGCCTACGAGAGTAAGTGTTCGACACAGAAGCGGGGGAAGACGTGTAGGACACGAAAGCATCGGCTTCGACTGCAGGCAAGGCAGGCACGGCGCACACGGATGAAAACGGTACTGGCGGCTGCAGTGGCTGATTAGTAAAACCAAGACCAGGATACAGTGTTTGCATACACTGTGTCATGGCTGCTGACCGAGAGCCGCCCGACGTGACAAACGCCTGAACATAGAGCCACCGGCTTTCGGCGGGCAGCTCAGGCGGCACGGCAACCGTCCATAATCGGTTCAGCCAAAGCAACTGGTATTCCATTCATGAGGTTCTTGGACGTGGGTTTAAGCAAAAACCAAATTCTCAGCCCCTAACAGAATGGAAATCAAACCGTACTGGGTGTTAGTCGTCGGATTTCTGTTGCTTCTTGTCTATGTCATTGTGGTCGTGCGCGGCTCCACGCCCTGGTTCTCCAAGTCCTATCGCCCTGGTCCCTCTTTCTGGGTCCAGCCTGGAGGCGGCGGCCTTCTGAAGGGCGTCGAGGGCTTTACATCGACACCGACTTTTACCATGTTCGGCGTTGATTGGTGTGGGCACTGCCAAAAGGCCAAGCCCATCTTTGATTCGATGGGGCCTACAGTGACCATCGGCGAACAGGTCGTCGCCCTCCGCTTCGTAAATCCTGAAAAGGAGCCGGCGGCGGCGACTGGCTATGAACTGGAGGGATTTCCAACATTTTACCTCGATCACGCGGGAGGCCGCGAGAAGCATACGGGCCCCCGCACTCCCGAGGCGATTTATGACTTTCTTCAGCAGAAGATCGGCCTTTAGTCACCTTGGCCTGAAAAGAAAGCCAGCGATTCACGGCGGCCGCTCCTTCGTCAAACAGCGCCAGTCGCTCCTCACGCGACATATCAAAGTCAAAGACGCCATAGTCCATATTATTCACAGCGATCCAGTTCTTGGGCGTCACATCGGTATTCCGATGCTGTAAAAGATCACCTACGCGCGCAACAAAATCAGTAATGCTGCCAATCTTCTTGAAGCCCAGGGCACGCCCTGTGATGCCCGTATCCGAACACGTCACCACCAGCGTATTATCCTTGTCGGCCACACAGGTCCATGGATAATATTCTATAATCGCCCCATCACTGTAAAAGTTTCCCGATGCATCAGACCATGGCTGATAAAACAGCGGGATTGCGGAGGAGGCCCGAATCGCATCCATAATTTTTATGGTCGGTGTTCGGGTTTTATCAAAGATTGCCTGACATCCTTGTGACACATTGGTGGCGATGACCGTAAGTGTCGTACCTGGCCGTTCTCGTGCTAAATCGGCAAAGGTCCAAGCCGAACAGCCCGCCTCCCAGGTCTCCATAAAGCCACTCAAAAATTCAATAAATTGCTTGCCAGAATTCATCCCCCATCCATTCAAGAAATCCTCTAGGGCTTCATCTTCAATCCTAGATATAATATTGGCATCAAAATGATATAAGAAGTCGTGCAACCACGCGCTACTAACACCCAGACAACCCATAAATGCCATAATGGAACCTGCAGAACAGCCATACCAGTTTCGGGTATTTATTAATGTACCCGTTTCGATAAGACGTCCCAGAACCCCAAATTGAACTCCCGCCGCGGCCCCACCTGAACTAAGAGATACGCCTGTAGGCGTCCAGGGTTCTGCCGCCATTCCTCTAGATAAGTCAAGGGAGATGTCACAGCCACCAGCACCGCAGCTAACACCGGCGTCCCTCTTTGAGGACCAGGCGAAGCTCGATGCGATGCGTCTGCAGGTCTATAATCGCATTCTGGGGACGGTGCATCAGAAGATCCGATCCCATTCAACGCTGCCCAATTCGTCCCAGATGATCAGTTTTGATATCCCGGAGTGGCAGCCGGGTTGCCCCCGTTTCGATATCAAGGACTGCATTCTCTACGTAGTCTGGAATCTCCGCCATTCGGGCTTCAAGGTGCTCTATGTGAGTCCGAATCGACTGCTCATTAGTTGGAAGGAGCAGTCCATTCAGTATTATCAGGAAGAGTCGCCCATCCGGCAGGCGATGATTGCGACGGCGAATGCGATACCGGCCTCGGCCGAGCAGCGGAAGCAGGAGAAGACCGATAAGAAGAAGCCGGCATCCTACAAGCCCGTGGCCGAGGGCGTGGCAGGGATGTTAGCCCGCGATCCCACCGCCGTCAGAAAAGGCAGTGCCACGATTACATTTATCTGAAATACCGAACATAATTTACGTCCCGGGCTTCAATGTTACTGTAACTGGGTCGCTGAACCCCCAGAATGGGTTGCACTATAAACCAATGATCCTTAGCCTGAAGCCGCTTCCAGTATTGATCAAGAGCATACGTCGGATAGTTTCCTGTGGCCTCAAGGCCCGCCAGTCCCTCCCGAAAGTTGGCCAGCAGCGTGTCATAGTAGGCCGCTGCAACGACATAGGCCGTCGTGGTCTGACAGCTTGTTAATCGGAGTGTCTTCGGATCTGCAGTCACATAGGTGCCGGTCAGTATGATCACGTCGAATGGCTTCTTCAGCAGCTGCTCCAGAACTGGCAGCCCCGCCTCCTTGTTGCGCCAGGCAAAATCATCCTCTACAATGAGAACCGAGGGCCATCCAGATGCCTTGGCTCTTTCCAGAACGGCAATGTGGCTCATGGAGCAGCCTATGCCGCCATTGGCCTGTTTAATCGCGGCGAATCGCTCGACCTCAGGAAACACCGTGGCCAGCTCCTGTTGAATCTGCTGCTTTCGATCAACACGTTCATCAAGATTAATATAGACGACCCGGCCAATCGATTCCATTTAGACGGAATTACCAGCGCCGGCTTAGGCCGCCGCGACCAAAGGCTCTTCCTGTGCGGTAGCCTCCCTGCTGTCTGGCCGCCATAGTGGTGGCGAATCGCAGAAGCGTGTCGATAGCCAACAGAAAGATCAGACCAATCGCCACAAACAGGAAGAGCTCCGCCGTACTCTGCATGGGCGTCACGGTTGTGAGCGAATCGAGCTGCTTGGTGAGAGCGTCGAGGCGTTGCTGGATATCTCCAGAAATGACGGTGCCACCGTTCTGCAGAGGCGCGGCCGCCATCGTCGTTGTTGAAGCGGCAGCGGGTACCTGAATATTCCGCCACAGGGTCGATTTACCGGCCACAGGAATAGAGCCGTCGGGTCTCAGTAGCGATGCAGGAAGCTGCGACGGCATGAGCGTGAAGGCCTTGGCCCATTCTTCGGGCTGGGCGGTCGCACCGGGAAGAGGAAAGAAATCATTCAGCGGAATGGCGGCATTTGGCTGAGCCGCTGCAGCAGGTGCTCCCGACATAGCAGGCGGTGCCTCCTCTTCATCCGCCTCCTGGGCCCCAGGCGCATCGGGGGTCCCGGACAGAGGCGCCGGCACAAAGTGCTCTTTGCCACCCCGCTTCTTCTTTTTGCTAACAGTGGGACCTGTAAAGGCCTCTTCGAGCGAACAATATGCACTCATGGTTCCCTTACTGGGGGCGCATATATATTCTAACAAGTTGGATCGCTGGTCTTTTAAAAAGGCCAGAAACGATAGATGATTGACGCCATACTGTGGGGCATCCTGATCGTGGGATGTCTGGTCCTCTACGTGTCGTGGCGGTTCGACCAGCCCAAGGTCAAAGAGGGTTTTGATGGCACTATCAATCAAAGTGGTCAGGCCGACACGACGGCCTTTAGTGCGGTGGCTCTTGATGCGGCTCCGACAACCTCCGAAGTCAAGGGGCACTACAAAAACGTACTGCTTTGGACGGATGATGCAATGAAAAAGGGCAATGGAAAGGCTCTCAGGCTCGTGTCAGATTTTAGCGATCGCCATTTCCAAAAAGGGACTCTTCGCGAAAAGTTAAAGACATCCGATATATTGGATCCTTGGCCGAAGTTTCTGCCGCCTCTGGATACATCAATAGATCAGGATCCGCCATCGGGCGACATTGCGGCCGATTCGGAACGGGCAATTCTGGCTTACATCCGAAAGAATTATCCACAGGAGAAAGATGTAGATCAAGAGACTCGTTCAATGGTGCGCAACCTGATCGAGGACATTGCCTATCGTTTCGTGTATGAAAAAAGTGAGGAAACGATGCGGCTAAAGGACGATTATATGAAAGAAGATTTGTTAAAAGGATGGGCAAGCCCGCTTTCGTCGCCGCTGCCAAAATAGGATAAAAAGAAAAAGGGCGGAGACGAGTAGAGGAATCATGCAACCGCCCTCACCGCCAAGACTTCACTGGATTCCGGTAGAGCCTTCCTGGATTGTCGCCGCGGGTCTCATTATACTGGCCGCTCTGCCCCACAAGGTGCCGGCAACCGGTCGCTACATTCTGCGTCATCCGGTTGGAGCTGTCTTGTTTGCCGGACTGAGTATAGCTGTTACGATGAAGGTCCCCGTTTTGGGTGTTGCGATGCTACTGTTCTTAGCAGGGGTGTGGTTCATGCGATCCGATAGAGCAGAGGCTTTCACTCCCACGGTTCTCAACAAGGATCAGGTGCAGCCATCTGTAAAAATCCCAAGACGCAGTCGCTGGTTTGAAGAGGAGGTATTATCGGAGGATCCCCATGCCGTCCAGGAGCGTACGGACAGCCCGACCCTCACCTATGACAAGGTCGAGGGATCCAACAAATGGTGGGCCGAAGACGTTTTGGACGAAACTCCTCTGGCGATTCAGGAACGGGGTGTCAGTACCGAGGCCGATTCTGATGATCATCATCACTAAAAAGTGATGACAGGATAGGGTTATGGAATTTCTGCTGGATCTTGGATCCAAGCCGCTGTTTCGTTTGTTGGGCGCGTTGCTGGTTCTGCTGATTACAGACTTCCGGCCTCTCTTTGGATTTGTCGCCGCCGGCATCTGGATTGCATGGATCTATATCGCAACCAAATTTAGTAGTCCAGGATAAGGGATGGCGAAGGCAAAGACAAAACTGGCACCGCCAGCAAAGCCAGAAACATCAGGAAAACCAGAAACATCAGGAAAACCAGGTGAAGTGATCAAGCCTGCGTCAGCCATGGATACACTTCTAATGTCGATCCACGACATCAATATGAACCCCTACCTGCTCGGCATCGCGTACATTATGCTGAACCTGGGAGGCCGCTTTATGGTGCTCTCTATTACGCCCGCCCAGGAGGCCTTCTTACAGAATATCGTATTCCGGCCACTGCTTCTCTTTTGCATCATGTTCATCGGAACCCGAAACTTGGTTGTCGCGTTCTGGCTAACATTGGTAGTGCTGATTGTTCTGCATTATCTCCTGAATGAACAGTCCGATTGGTATTTGCTAAAGACGCACGATGTTAAAGCGTAAGCGTAACCTACACATTCAGATTCAACGTAGATCCCACCGGTGCGACTACAGCACGCCGACGCCCCCGTCGTGCTGTATTCATGGTGCCCTCCGTCCCCTCACTCTGACTATCCCCAATTGAGAACTCGTTCAGAGGATCGGCCGAGGAGCCCAGACCCTCCCGTACAATCGAGACCCCACGGGGCGGTGTCGGTGGCGGACCCGACGGTGTAAAGATGGATGCATGCTGGGCCGCCACATTGGGCTGCTGTGCCTGCTGCCGCTCGGCCTCAAACGCCTTGAGAATGTCATCGACGCCGCTGTTCGTGGGTCCGCGCATCTCACGACGCAGCTTCGGCCCCTGGTTCTGGGGCATCTCATGGACCGCTGCAGCCGACACGTTGAAGGGCATGCGGGTATTGGCGCCCGTACGGGGAGCCTGTGGTGGTTCTTGCGGATAAGGAGCGCCCATGGGTGAGGGGCCTGGACCGCCACCGAAACCACTGGCCGCATTCATAAAGTTACCGAGGCCGCCCATCTTGGCCGCAGCCGCCGCCGCGAACTGCCGCTGCAGCTCCGGATTCTCATGCAGCAGCTCCGCCATACCCGGCACACCCGACTTCTCCGCCATCGTGTTCGTCAGGTGATACATGGTGGCCGACACGCCCAGCGTACCCGCCAGCCGCAGCATCGGATGCATCTTCGCCTGGTCCTTGTACATGTCGTACAACTCCTCGAAGATCTCATCAAAGTCCTCCACATTCGTATGCACCGACTCGGACCAGCCCTTGAGGCGCGGCTTGATCGGCAGACGCTCACCGAACCGGTCATTCACCATTTCCACACCCGTCACGAATGTCATGAGTGCATTCCGCTGAAAACGAATGGAAGACTCGAGGTTGCGGCTGTCAGTCAGCTTGTCGTGCTCCGCCTTGATCTCCGCCAGCGTATTCGACATCGTCATGCGAACACCCCGGATGTCATTGGCCTCAAGGCGGCGGAGCTTCGTGAGGTAGCGCTGCTTCTCTGTATTCTCCTGTTCGGGCGACATTCCTTGGGACTCCGTGACACCAAAGTCATTCGAAGAGGAGGAGCCACCGGTGTTAATCACAAAGGGCGCCGACTCGGGCTCACGCTGGATGCGAATGTCAGAAGCACCGGGACCGGCATCGAGATTCACTACATCCATGTCATCGACGGGCCTGATCTGAATCTGGGGTGCCTCGGAGAAGGCAGAGCCACTGGGAGTCGAAATGTTGCGCTTCGGGGAGGGCGCCACCTTGTTCGGGTTGGCCATCAGATTAATTCCCATATCGTCGCCGAGCTCTACAATATCGTCGCCACCAATCTCAATATCACGTGCCTTAGAGGCAAAAGAAGACAGTTCCGCCATGGACGGCCGATTGGACCCTTCGGCAAATTGTACGCTCATACCGTTAGCTTACAAGCAGAGCTTTAATTGGTGGTTCAGACGCGGCTCTTGAATTTGTTCTAAAAGACAGAGGAGCAATGAAACAATGGACTGCCTTTTTCTTTGCAACGACGGCGATTCATGCCGCTGCAAAGCAGCTACCGGTCTATGCTGCTGCTGCTGCGGCTTTATGCGCATCATCCTATGTATTTCATACATCGGATAAAACGGATTATCAGGACAAGCCACTGTACTGGATTGACCAGGCCTGCATTTTTGGGTTAGCCATCGTAGGGCTCTATTATATGGTCTATCATATCGATAAAAAGTACTCTATAGTTGGCTGGATCACAGTGTTGCTTACAGTCTTACTGTACTGGGGTGGCTATCTCTCAGACACCTGCTGCTTTGATTCCTGTGAGAATGATGCACTGATCTGCCACTGTTGCATGCACTTTGTCGGCGCTCTAGGTCATCACTGTATTATTGCTGGTCTTTGATCGACCATAGAGTGCCCACAATAAATACCGTTGCAAATCCGTGACAGGCGATGTGAAACCCGTCGCTCCAGACCCCCTTGCCGACAACCTTGGCCGCTGCATACATGACGATTGCTGCGCCCAAGAGTGCAACTAGATAGAGCCGCTTCCGTAATGATGTAAGGGCTGCAAAAAATGCGATACCGCTGATAATCATAAAGGCGCGATCGATCCATCGGGCCGCCCTGTAATCTGTACCGTGATTGAGGAGCGATGTTAGAATTCCTAGGAGCACTATGATGGACAAGAATGCGGTTAGCCAGTTGCTCATGAGACGGGACCAATAGAGTGCAATAAAACCGACCAGAACAGAGCCGAATAGTACGGACGAAGCCAACAGTGGTACGGTCATGTGTCCCTTACTCGGGGCCCTTATTTTGTGGCACCGTCCAAACACATCAAGAATGCATCGGCCAGATCGTCCTGCTTCGCTTGACTGGACCACCAGGTCAGCTGTGCTCCTGCTCCTAAGGTCGCGGTCACCTTGGCGATCGCCGCTAGCTTGCGGCTGCGCTTGCCGTCTTTGCCTGTCTCTGCAGTGGTCCCGCGTGTCTTGACGGAGGCGTTCGCGAATTCGATTGTGCCGGTCCAGCCTTTTTCAGTGCGAAGCCGATGATCGAGAAGCGTAAAAAGCATGATCTGGATAGACTTCATGTGGGGCGCAAATTCGGAGGGCTGGTTTTCGATGCGGATCCGCTGGGCCGCCGCTAGCCAGGGTAGCTCTGCAGTTAAACACGCCTCCATGCCGACCAAAATGGCCTGAAGCGAGACACCCTTGGCCTTGGGTGCCTTGTAGGGCATGAGACGAATCGCCGCGGCCCGACTCATAAGCTCGGTCTTGGAAAGCCGCTTGGCCTCGACGGGTGTCAGACCGAGCGGCCCACAGGACCAGGTTCGCCAGGCCGCCAGCGTAGAGCCAGAAATATCGAGGATCGGCTTGGCGGCCTTTTTGGCACACTTTTTGCACAGAAGCGTGCCGGCATCTTGAAATGAGGCGGGGCCGCCACAGGAACAGCGTGTCTGGCTCTGGGCCGAGGCCCCGTCGGCCAGCAGATTTAAGTTCTGCCAGCGATCTACCGACACAAGAGCGCCGCTGGCATCGAAGGTGGCGACGCAGTAACTGAGATTCTTGATGCCAAGATCGAAGGCACCAATGGTCTGCATCTAACGACAAGAAGCAGCGGTTACTTTAGACGCGGGATGGCTTTTCAGGCACTGCATTCATTTGATGTTAGAGCTGCAGAAGCAGAACGCATCAGGGCCAAGTTTCCAGGTAGGATTCCGGTAATCATTGAGATTTCACCGCGGGCGGACAAGACCATGCCGCTGATTGACAAAAATAAGTTTTTGGTACCGGGCGACCTGACACTGGGGCAGTTCGTGTTTGTGGTGCGGAAGCGCCTGGTGTTACCATCGGAACGCGCTCTGTTTGTATTTGTGGGGAATTCGCTGCCGACCACGGGCTCGCTTATGAGGGAGCTGTTTGGGTCGTTTAGGGATCGCGATGGCTTTTTGTACATGAGCTATTGTGGGGAGAATACGTTTGGGTAACGAAGTGGTTCTGCGTAGCTGTTGCCGCGAAGCTATCGTAACTCCCTTATAAAGATTTGAACACAATTTTTGTTAATTTCATTAACGACGAGCCGATGGATGTCATACATATAAGAGGAGAAATGGATTGCCATGATTGATCCACCAATAGGATAATGAAAGGATGTGGCGAGCCCCACAAGCAGTAAGGAAAGATATAATGGCACGCCAATCCTCATTCCCTCAATTATCTTACATGAGGTCAATTGACGTAGATAGCGGCCCTTGTTCTTCAATGATAGAATAGCCGGTACCATAACGAACCCTTGAATCGACATAGTTATGAAAACCATAATGGGAATAGCAGCACTCAGATTCACAAGAATAGAGTAGAAATTCCAATTTGCGTACGATGACAGAACGATGCGGGAGTGCATTTCCAAGATAATAAATTCAAGATAGAATGCAACCATTGCGGCAAATATATAGAAGGGATGCTGCGCCGCATAGAGGGCGACGAACGACGGTATATGTCGGTTCTCCTCCTCTGACCAATAGGGGGTGTGACAGATATCACAGTCAGTTCGCCGACTTATCTGGAGCCAACGCGTCAAGCATTCACTATGAATGTGAGCCGCGGTGCCCTTGCAGGCGCACGGTGTTAGGAGGTCATCGCCTTCTTCGAAGCAGATACGGCAGGTTTGCATCTTTTGCTGACCTTGCTGGTTGGTCTAGGGCCCATCGGCCCTATCAAATTTTTACACTATTTTAATGGATCGGAGATGCATCAAAATAGTACTGCTTGCGGGTCTCGATCCCGCGACTTTGGCGTTTTGCCTTTGTATAGACGTATCTATAAGCACCACGCTCTACCAACTGAGCTAAAGCAGCATCCGCTACTTCAGCATGGTCAAGACCGAGCTAAAGCAGCACAGCCGCTTTAGCAGAACGCGTCCTTGCGGACTTATCCAGAGCCAAAGCAGCACAGAGCCTACACCAGAACTCCACTCCTAGAACCACCATCAGCCTTTAGGTCCAAACAGCAGTTTTCCTGCAGTCGTCGGCACACAGAAGAGATGATGCAGAACAATTCCAAGTAAAAACAGGCCGATTACAGACCAAAGAATAGGCCAGCCCATGGCCCAGCCAATAAGGATCCCAAATACAATGGTCATAACTGTATCGACGATGGCGAACCCCATAAAACGATACGAATGAGCCCCCTCACCCGGTTTCCCAAAGATATCTTTGTACGCACACAGTCCTGACATCTCTATCATACAGATTTAATTGCGGACCAGTAGAGATGGACCGTTGCCGGCGCTTTTGCAGGCGTCAAGCGAAGCGGCAAACAGCCAAGCACGGTGGCTCTCAGAGATCGAATGAGGCTGGCTGCCGACTCATCTTCTGTAATCCGACCTGCGAAAACACGTCGTTCAGTGCCAGTGGTCGGATACCGGTCCGTCTTCTACAGAGCCGACTCTTCAAGGCGGGGGCTGCGTTTCGTCGGGCCTTTACAAAGAAGCGCCGTCGGCTCTTTGGCTCCGGATCTGTTCTGAACAATGGATTCTACAAGGGAATGACCAGAGCCACGGTCAAGGCACTCAAGGCCCGAGGAGCAATGTCAGGATGTTTGGAATGAGGTTAAACAGAGAGAGAGAAGATCCAGGAAATGAGTGCGCTGGATAAATACGAAACGAAGCGTGTGCTAGCCATCTTCTACGGCCCCGATGCCTGGAGAAAACTGGTACCGATCCGATGGCCGCAGGTGCAGGTGCGCCCTGGCGTCCGTCGCCGATTTAAGAATGCAGATATGAGCAACGCACTGTTGGTCATATTCGTAACACCCAAAACAGGCGCTCCGACTCACATAGAGGCCCATTTCTATCCCAATCAGGCCCGGTTTGAATCGAGCATTGAGAATGAAACGGACGATCTCTGGATCACAGATGCGCCCTATGCTGCATTAGAACTAGAGGGTGCGCCTAAGCTCCTTAAAAAACTAACAAAGGATTTGACCAGTTAAATGCTCCTTATAAACTGCCAGCGCATCTCCTGACAAATCTTCTGCCACACCTGGTCCTGTTGATACAACTTCTCCCGCGACTTCAAGAGCTGAAAGCACGGTAGAAATTCATCCATTTCCAGCAGCTGACAGAGCTTGTACAGCACATACGGATACGACAAGAAGTTCGAACGATTGGCCGGGCAGTACTTGATGAACGCCGGCTGAATCTCCTTAAACATATGCTGCAGCTTCTCCTCCATCTCCTTCGACAACGTGAGCATTGTCATCTGCTGCTGGATCCGGTTCTTGATCTGCTGCACGTGATCATACATCTTGGCCATCTTGAGCTTCTGCAAGATCTCACGGATCTTCTCCTTCTTAACCTTCTTCGGATCCGAGATGCGTTCCTTGCGGAGCTCCCGCATGACCGTCTCAATGACGTCCTGGGGAATGTCCGTGTTCTCCTTGGCCTGGAACTGCGCGAGCCACTCGTTAAAGTGATTGATCTTCTTGTACGCGAAATACGTGATCTCCCGCGGAGGATCCTTATACGATGGCTTCTCCGAGTCGATCAAGATAAACTCCTCATGACCGCAGCGCGGGCAGCCGAGGAGCGCCTCGTTCTGCAGAAACGTCATTTCAATGTCGCAGGTGGGACAGCAGCCCCACCCGGGTTCAATCCCCGATCCCGGCATGATGCCACCCTTGATGGCCGATGGCTCCACCACAGTCAAGTAGCGTTCCAACATCTTGTCGCGATTGAGGCCATCGGAGGAATCAATGTCACTGGCCTTGGCCTTTACAGGGGGTGAAGGAGCAACGGGTGGCTCCTCAGGAGCCGCGGTAAAATAGCTGAGCACGGAATTGGTCGGCATGCGCATAGGCGCCTGCGGGATAGAGGGACCCGCACCCGTGGCCAACACCTCCTGTGCATCGAAATACTGAAACAGCATGTCGCCGACATCGAGAAAATAATCGAGCCGTTTCTCGTCCGACTGGATCTTCTGTATCTTTGTACGAAGATCCTCGGCGGAGTCACTGAGTTGCCGCCATTCGTCACTAAAGGCCGCGGCAGCCGGAAGTGCGTCCATTTTATTCTCAATATCGTTCAACGCGACGGTCAGTGACGCAACCGACTGTTTGGTCTCCCCAAACTCCTTCATTTTCTGCTGGTGATGGGCCTCCAGCGTGGTGGGCCTCAAAACGGGCCGCGCCTTCGCCTCGGAAATAGGTTCAGAGACCAGCACATCCCGTATTGACATTTCCTACTGACTTATCAGCTTTCGCATCTTTAGCCCCGGACTAGTAAAAATAGTACAAAATCCGCGGTAGAACAAACAACTAAATTAGCCGTAGGACCATAGAGGATGACACAAGGAGGACTTTTGCAGCTCGTGGCGTACGGCGCAGCCGATGCCTATCTGACGGGAAAGCCCCAGATTACGTTTTTTAAATCACTGTATCGTCGGCACACGAACTTTGCCATGGAGTCGATTGAGCAGGTGTTTAACGGTGTCTGCAACTGGGGGAAGCGCGTTCAGTGCGTCATCGGGCGCAACGCCGACCTGATTCACCGGATGTATCTGCAACTGACATTGCCGTCCGTGGATCTCAATGATCCATCGGTCAGTGACAACGAAGCCGATCAGTTCCGCTGGCTCAACTGGATCGGGCACAATCTCATCCAGAACGTCTATATTGAAATCGGCGGTCAGCAGATCGATAAGCATTACGGCGACTGGCTGCACATCTGGAACGAGCTCACGCAGGCACCGGGCAAGCAGGCGGGCTATGCCGACATGGTGGGCAACGTGCCGGAGCTGACGAATCTGATTACGCGCGTGGGAGCCGACGGAGGCTGCACGAATCAATGCACGGGCGGTGATCCCCATGCCACGGGAGAGGCGCGCAGTTGCTGCCCCGAATACACGCTGTACATTCCGTTTCAGTTCTGGTTCAATCGCCACGCCGGGCTCGCGCTGCCGCTGATCGCTCTCCAGTATCACGAAGTGCGCGTGACGGTGGAGCTCAACCAGCTCCAGAATCTCTGCTGGACCAACAGTTCGTACGTGTTTGATGCCGTGAATGCGACGGGTGTCGTGGCCGCGTCGCTCTATGTGGATTATGTCTATCTTGATACGGACGAGCGCCGGCGGTTCGCACAGGTGGCCCACGAGTATCTGATCGAGCAGCTGCAATTCACCGGAGACGAGTCGATCACGTCGGCGTCGAACAAGATCAAGCTATCCTTTAACCATCCCGTGAAGGAGCTCGTGTGGGTCGTGCAGCGGGATGCCTTTGTGGCCTGCGATGCCTCGGTGGATCCCTGGAAGGGCCAGCAGCCGTTCAATTACACGGATTACTGGGACCGGGCTGTGTTGGAGTCGAATTATTCGGGAGCCGTCACGGAGGGAATGGCGGGCTACAATCCCGTGGCCGTGTCGAACATTCAGTTGAACGGACAGGATCGTTTTTCGGCGCGGGATGGGCGCTACTTTAACTTGGTTCAGCCGTTTCAGCATCACACGAACATTCCTGCGGTGGGCATTAATGTGTATTCCTTTGCTCTGAATCCGGAGGAGCTGCAGCCGAGCGGCACCTGTAACTTTAGCAGGATTGACACGGCGACGATTACGCTGGTGGTGACCAACAATACTGTGAGCAGCGGTTCGACAACGACCGTCGGAGGTGGATCGGCAAAGGTCCGCATTTACGCGAGGAACTACAATGTACTGCGCATCATGGCGGGCATGGGCGGGTTAGCTTACAGCAACTGAGCGTAGCGATGTTAGCTGGAAGCGGACAGATTTGCGTATAGCAACTGAGACCGCAGGTCGAATTTCAGAATATGCGGACAGATTAGCTTACAGCAACTGAGGAGCGCAAAACGACGAATTTCAGAATATGCGGACAGATTAGCTTAGACCGCAGGTCGAATTTCAGAATATGCTAGCCGGAATTCCTAAATTTTAGACCTTTGCAAAAACCGGACACCTATTGTATCACGGTTTTCACGCTTTTAAAGCGATTCTATTTTTGCCAGTCACCAGATCATCTGTCCGACCCCCGGATCTCCCCCGGGCTGGCCAAATTTTTTTAGATCCCTAAAGTATAAGCAATGACATCCGGTGGTTTAATGCAGCTCGTCGCCTATGGCGCCCAAGACGTGTATCTGACGGCCAACCCTCAGGTTACCTTTTTCAAGCAGCTTTACCGCCGCCATTCTAACTTCGCGATGGAGTCGATCGAGCAGACCTTCAACGGTGTCGGCAACTTTGGCAAGCGTGTCCAGAGCACGATCTCCCGTAACGGCGATCTGATTACCCGTGTCTATGTCCAGGTGACCCTCCCCGCGATCGACAAGTCCCTTGTCGCTCACCCCAACACCTTCTCCTGGGTGCCCTACCTCGGCCAGTACCTGATCAACAACGTCTATGTTGAGATTGGCGGCCAGCAGATCGACAAGCACTATGGTGAGTGGCTCCACATCTGGAATGAGCTCACGCTCCCCACGGGCAAGCAGCTGGCCTACCTCAACATGGTCAATGGCTACGGCGGTGTTCTCCTCGATGTCAGCTCGGCGACCTGCAGCCCCTGCATCACGGAGACCGATGTCCGCGATGCCTCGATCCTGGCCTGCGCGAACCCCACGCTCATTGCCAGTGGTGATGACTGCGCCCTCGGCTCTGGCACGATCATCAACGGCGACAGCAACAGCAAGGTCACGGGCTGCATCCCTGAGCAGACCCTCTACATCCCTCTCGAGTTCTGGTTCAACCGCCACACGGGCCTCGCGCTTCCCCTCATCGCCCTCCAGTACCACGAGGTCAAGATCAACGTCGAGTTCGAGAACCTCCAGTACCTGTGCAACATTGGCTCCACCACAGCGGCGGCCCCTGAGACCACGAAGGTCCTCAGCGCCGTCGGTGGCCAGGGCCTGGTCGCGTGCTCTCTCTATGTCGATTACATCTACCTCGACACGGAGGAGCGCCGCCGCTTCGCGCAGGTCGCCCACGAGTACCTGATCGAGCAGCTCCAATTCACGGGCACGGAGTCGGTTACCTCCACGTCCAACAAGATCCAGCTCTCCTTCAACCACCCTTGCAAGGAGATCATCTGGGTTGTCCAGAACCCCAGCTACGTTGATTGCAACTCCCGCCTCAACAGCCCTTGGCGCTACACGGATGCCCAGCTCGGCAACCCCACGGCGGTCGCCAAGATCCAGCTCAACGGCCAGGACCGTTTCACGGAGCGTGAGGGCAGCTACTTCAACTTCGTCCAGCCCTACCAGCACCACACGAGCACCCCCGCGACGGGCATCAACGTCTATTCGTTTGCCCTCAAGCCTGAGGACCTCCAGCCTTCCGGCTCGTGCAACTTCTCCCGTATTGACAATGCAGTCCTCAACCTCACGCTCACGCCCGCGACCTTCAAGACGAACGTCGTCTCCATCAACGGTGACAACCACGATGACTCGAACTCGGCATCGGATGCGTCGGTCGCCCCCTACGACAAGCAGTCCTCCGCGAATGTCAATATCTATGCGACGAACTACAACGTTCTCCGCATCATGAGCGGCATGGGCGGCCTGGCCTACAGCAACTAAATGCGGTGGTCACTGTATGGATTGTTGTGTCATAACGGTAAGTATAACTTCTTATATCAGAGTCTCAGAGGCTCTGATACAAAAAGTGAAGGCGATCTGACCATAGGCAGACCAGGTACAATGGAACCCATTACAGCCGCCGATTTCGACGCATCTTCAGCTGCCTGGATGGCCAACAAAATCCGCAAGGGGCCCGCGTTGGCCTACAAATGCATCGCAACAACCAAAGCAGGCAAGCCCTGTTCGAATGCAGCCAAAAGCAATCCACTGGGTCCCCATCTGTGCGGACTACACGGATCCAGCAGTCGCCGTCTTGGCCTGGTGGCAGTGGCGATGGAGAATCTGTAAGTTCTCCATGGCAGTCGCTCCGCCCTCTGACCAGGCGATCACATGATCACCGTCCATGAGCTGATGTTTGAGAATTGGCTCCTTGCACGCGGCACACGCACCTCCCTGCTCCTTGAGCTTTGCCGTCTTTTGGGCTTTGGTAAAGAGGCGCCGCTGCACGACACCCGCCAGATCACACACAATATCATCAATGTACTTGAGCAGTTTCTTTTGAAAGGTTCCATTGCGCCCCGTGCCTCCCGTAATGGCCAACATAGCCTCAGGCGTTTTTCTAAAGATATCATCTCTCAATCGTGCAGCAATCACTGCCTTTTGACTTCGAAAGGCCTCGATGGTCGGAAAACGCCGTGCCAGCCGGCCCAATACAAACGGAAGCTCAGTTTTCCGCAGAGCCTCTGCTATATCAAAGTTCCCTGCCGCATCACTGAAGACATTGAGCTGTGTCAGATCGTCGAGCATCTTGTAGCCCCGCGACAAGATTTCCCGCCATTCAGATCCACGAGTCGCCACACTCTCTGTTCGCTTGACCATCGTGTCACCCAATCGTGTCGCATGCCATTCAAGGATCAGAGCATTCTGGGAGGCCATCACAGGTTCCGCCATGTCGGCCATCGCCAGCACAACCTGCAGCCTCTGTTCCAAATCGCCCCGGTGCGACTCATCTTTAGGAAAGAATACGGTTTCCTTGAAGAGATCGCAGCTGGGCTTGAGCACGTCTGTAATGAGGCGACGAATAACAGGAATCTCTAGTTCGTAGCTATTGAGCTTCTTGCCGGCCCGGTTCAGTCTTTTCCAGAGTGTGCGCAGCCGTTCCGGATCATGTGCCGTTTCATCATCAATCACATTGATCACGAAACGATACTTGCGTATCTTGGTTTTGAGCGCCAAAGGAAGTACTTCAAAGAGCTTGCCGGTATGCTCCTTGATCTCTGCACAGGACGTAGGCGTTGCCTTGAGAGGGAATTTACCCGCCATGAATTCAAACACGGCCTCCAGTTTATGCGCACCGTCAAAGACATGGTCCTCCCCGTCGGGAGCAACTTCCGTGAGCTCTAGATGATTGATCACATAGATGGGCGGACAAATCCAGCCCTGGAAACAGGTATCGATCATTTCGACTTTTTCCGCCACCGACCAACACGATTCCCGTTGCATGTCGTGGCGTGTTCGGAGCACGGGGCATGAATGAGCAGTTGCATATTCGGGATCGCAGCGAAACTTAAGTTCCTGGGCTTCACACTGTGTCATCGTACGGGGGCCGGGGTAAGGCCAATGGCGACCATCACTTTTATTAGTCGCCACCCTCCAATACTTCAGTTCCCTCACAAGAGGCCAACAGCAGCGACAAAGCATGAATCCGTCGCTCCATGAAGGAGTCACCGGGCGCCTGCCGGGTCAGCCACTTCCAGCGCCATTCGAACTGAAGGGCGGGCACTTCACTGGCGAAGCCGCCGATCAAGAAGCGCCGCCGCCAGGCCCGGCCCTTGGTGGCCTTCGCGCCGCCGCCGATCTCTCCGTTGTGCTGTCGCAACCGTCGATTAGGATCCACTGTGGCACCGACGTAGGTTTTGGATCCGTCGATCGACTGCAGCATATAGCAAAACCAGGGCTTGCTGACTTCTTCTTCGGACTGGTCGCTTGATTCGGTGTCGGACATAGTGTTCTAATCGCCCATACTCTTAGATGAGCAGCTTCTGTACGCGCTATGATGCCACGGGTACCGTCTGGCCAGTCAGCAATTATCCCGGTGCTCTGTTTCCTTTACAGTCTCAGGGGCAATATGCTACGAACAAGGATGTCTGGGCCTTTTTTGAACTTGTGGAATCGACCGATGCTGCAACACGGGTCTATTGGAGCAATCAGGGAGGCTACCAGCCACCGGGCACATCGGCCTATCCACAGACACCATCGCTGTGGTATCCGCTCTCCATTCAATCAGAACTGCTGCGCTATCAGGCGGGCCAACAACTGCATGTACAGGCCTGTCCGGCCTATAACTGGGCCTCGCAGCGATCTTTGGGGATTCCTACAACGCCGCTCACCAATGTCTATCCGGCTCTGTTATAAACGAATGTCATCGTTTATAGCATGCCGTGCCCTTTCGCGGAATCGAACCGCGGACCTTCTCTTTACTGTCGCTTACAAGAGAGACGCTCTGCTACTGAGCTAAAAGGGCTCTGCTCTTTTAGCAAAAGTCTGCACCATCAGTGCTTTCTGAGCTAAAAGGTCTGTGATCCTACCGTGACTCGAACACGGGTTCTGGGATTCAAAGTCCCATGTACTAACCGACTGTACTATAGGACCGGCTACAAATTATCCTACTGTGACTCAAACACAGGTACTGGGCATCCCATGTACTAACCGACTGTACTATAGGACCGGCTACAAATTATCCTACTATGATCCTACCGTGAATCGAACACGGGCTTTGAGAGTCAGAATCTCATGTACTAACCAACTGTACTATAGGACCTGCTACCTCAGTTGCCCTGAGGGCGGCTGCTGCGCAACCAGTCGGTCCTGGGGATGACCTCGGGCCCACAGAAACCGCAGGCCACTCCAGATGGACCTCCAAGACCCCTGGTTATTGTCGGGAATGATTTTGGTTGCAGTGACCGCGATCCTAGCCATGCTCTTTCTCTTTTTCCGCCCCGCTCCTCAGTCCGTAACACCCGAAACGGCCCGTGAGCTGATCCGCGAAGGCTGGATCAGCCGGATCATCGATGTGAATGAGCCAATCTTTTTTCATGAAGGATCTTACAGCAAGTCCGTGCATATTCTCATCAAGGATCTGGTGAAAGAGCTTCCCACCCTCGTGCGCAATCACAGTCATTCCATTCTCTTTTATGATAACGAAGGCGGTGGCCGCGCAGCCTATGCCGGTTTGTTAGCCCAAGACCTCGGCTACACCAATGTTCGTTATCTTCGGTACGGCACCTACAAAGACCTCGAAGAAACACGCCTCATGTACTAGAGGATGCCCGCTGCCAAGGCCATACCGGATACCTACACGTTCATCATTGCTGCGGCGGCCGGCCTCTTGGTCGGGGCCATTCTATCTTTTCTGTTCGGCCGTTTCACACTTCCCACCAAGATCCCGAGCGAATTCACAATCGGCGGACTTTCTACTGGTGTTGTTCTGACGAATCTGGTTCTCGTCGTGATTGTGGCGGCCGTCGTGTTTTTCGCTTACGCCAGCTACGTGGTACAGGACACGACCTTTCCGACCCAGCAGCCGTGGCTCTTTCTAATCGAAACGCTGGTCGTCGCCTTTGTGCCCGCCTCGGTCATCTACGTAATTCTTGATTTCCGCCACGACGGTCGCCTGGAGCTCTCCACGCTCAATTTGGATTTCATTCTGCTGGCCGCCAAGTTCGGCATCTTCCATCTGCTCTTCCAGTTCAGCGGCCTCTACACGTATCTTGTGAATGCCTGAACAGCCGTCTGCCATACCAACGGCTTGTTGGCCCACGAATGAATCTGCGCCGCATCCGCCACAACGCGACCCGCGGGCAGCCCATACGATCGCGTCGTAAAGTCAAACGGATCCGTGTCAGTCGTAGAGGCCAACATGAATCCCCATTCGCCCTGGAAGCTCGGTATCGACTGGCTGTAAAATCCACCCGCGCGAAACCGAATGGCCTCTGCTGTCAAGATCCGCTGAAATCCCCCGCCGATCGAGCCAAAGGGTCGCACGGGACCGCAGTGCGTTACAATAAAGCCTCCCGGCACCATATGACCCCGCAGATCCCGCCAAAAAGGCTCCGAATAGAGATACCCCGTATCGCCATCCGGGTCCGGCAAATCCAAGATGATTGCATCGTACTGGCCCAGAGCAGGCAGAGCCTCGCGGATATCGGCCGCCTGATACCTGACACGCGGATCCGTATAGACGCCCGGCGCCCAGCCCAGATGGTCTCTACAGAGTGCGACCAATTCCCCGTCAATGTCGATCCAATCTACGTGTTCGGGCCCCCATTTGAGCACCTCTCTCACCGTGGCTCCCTCCCCACCTCCTACAACGAGCACCCGGATGGACGGATCGTGATGGTAACTGACCGCGGTCACCGCCGCCATCACGGGATGCACGAGCGTCTCATGATAGATGTGTTCGTCCGCCGCCGCCGACTGAAGTTCGCCATCCAAAAAAAGAAGACGCCCGTACGTGGCCGAATCGGCAATCACGATCGACTCACAGGGGCCCGAACGTCCTTCATAAATACGACGCGTGACAGGATACGATGTCTGCGCGTCCGATTCGGACACTTCGGTGATCATCTGACCAACTGAAGAGACCCGGCTTTAACCCTTCTATACAGTAGAGGAATGATCCGTGTCAGCACATTTGAAGAACGCGTTCGAAAAGAGCCAGGCAAACCCGCCGTTTCCGTCATTCATCGGACAAATCTGGTGAATGACGAAGGAACCAACACTGTCACCGTTCTCGAAGGCAACAAAGTCATCTCAAAACATTCCGAAAAAATCCGGCGTCATACAGCACGCCGCATTCACAATCGCAAGTTCGTCAAGGGCCTCTACAAGGGCCTGCAGCGGCGCACCCGCCGCCATCTGAGATCCAAGTCCAAGGCCCATCTATTTTTATAGTAGCCAGAACCCTTAAAAATCAAACCACTCGTACGACCAACACTAGGACATACCGCCGCCCGTGTTCCCCAGAATCCCCGGCAATTTAAAAACGCGAACAGGCGCGTTCAAGGTTCAGAATAATGGCGCCGGCAAACGGGTTCGTACATTTCCGCGCCCCCCACCGCCACCTGGGCGTCGCGTTTTTTAATTGACCGCGTAAAAATGGCGGCCGTGCCGTCCCCACAGGCACGACAGAGTGCTGTCTTTTTCTCTATGCTATCAGCAAGAGATCCCAGTGCCAATATATCTCCAAAGGGCCGGCGATCGGCATCGGAGTCGAGGCCGACTGCCACGACATGTTTATGGTGCCGATCGACCGCTGATCTCACAAACGGTATCAAGCATCCCACAAAGAACTGCGCCTCATCCACAACAATCGCCGTCGCCGCTGCAAACTCAGGCCACTCCAGTACTTCAAGAAGCGACCCAACCGGTACTCCCCGCGCCGGAAGTGCAGCCCTGTCATGATTCACAATAGCGCCCCCCTCAGAATAACGACGGTCAATGTCCGCTGTGAGGACCAACACGCTCCGCCCTAGGCATTCATAGCGTCGCACCACGCTCTGAATTTCGCTGGTCTTACCAGCAAACATCGGACCGACTATTATACGTAGAGAACCCACAGATGCCATCGTACTCGGCCTGGTACTAACCAACAGCCGCGTCACATTTGCCCGCCTATATTCTACGGCCCTGGAAATGCCGGGTCCTCTTCTCGTTACGGGCGGCTGCGGCTTTATCGGCTCTAACTTCATCAACTACATGTTGGCGACCGATGCCTCGGCCGAGATTGTCAATATCGACTGTCTGAACTACTGCGCCTCTACTGCGAATGTGACACCATCGCCACGATATCGCTTCATTCAGGGCAACATCACCAGCAAGGATCTGATCAGCCATATTCTGAATGAATACAAGATCGACGCGATCGTCCATTTTGCCGCCCAGAGCCACGTTGATAATTCCTTCGATAATTCGCTGCAATATACGACGGACAATGTAGTCGGTACGCACACGCTGTTGCAGGCCGCCAAGGAGTACGGCCGCCTCTCCATGTTTCTCCATTTTTCGACGGACGAGGTGTATGGCGAAGTTGATGCCGATCATCCTGGCTGCTGCGAGAAATCTTTGCTGAATCCGACGAATCCCTATGCCGCCACCAAGGCCGCCGCCGAATTCATCGCCCGCTCGTACTATCACAGCTTCAAGCTGCCCGTGGTCATTGTCCGCTGCAACAATGTCTATGGTCCGAATCAGTATCCAGAGAAACTGATTCCGAAGTTTATTAAACTCTTAAAAGAAGGCCGACAGCTAACAATCCACGGTCGTGGCGCAACCCGTCGCAATTTTATCTGGGCGGCGGACGTGGCCGCGGCTACGCAGATCGTATTGAAACGCGGCGAAGTCAATCAGATCTACAATATCGGCACGGATTGCGAACACTCGGTGATGGACGTGGCGATGCTGTTAGTCGAACATATGACGGCCGATAAGAATCTGTCAGCCCATGTAACCTACGTAGAGGACCGCCCCTTCAACGATTTCCGCTACGCCATCGATTCCTCGCGACTGCGCGCTCTGGGCTGGGTCGAGGAGCACACGGATTTTACGGCCAATCTACTGAGTCTTATCGAGACGAGCCGTCAAGCATCGTAGGATCGATGTCTTGAGATCGGGCAGGGGCAGGCCTTCAGCCGCGCAAAAAGCCTCCAGCTTCGCCGTCGTCATCTCATTGTTGGACCGATGCGATGCGATAAACTTCATCTGTTCCTCGTAGCTGACATCGTTCCACGTATGCGTCGGTGCCAACAGATCCCGATACTGCTCCAAGATCCATCGGTGTTCGGCCACACCAGGGTTGCAGAGATTGTAGGTTCCTGCGGTCCGACACTCAATCATGCGATCCAGAATCGGCCACATGTCGTCGAGCACCGTCATAGAATTTGGTACAGAGCAGATGTTGGGATACGAGACCAGCTTGTCGATCAGATTCCGGCCACTCACCAGCCGAGAGATCGGCATCCGAATGCGAAGATGCAGGGTTCGCGAAAACCGCTTCATCTCCTCATTGGTAAAGCCCTTCATGATCGAATACGACGAGCCGAAGAAATTGGGCCGGTCCTCCTCTGAAAACAGACGCTGGTCGGCCGTGTAAGTGTAGATGCAGCCCGTGCCCAGATAGACAAATTGAATGCCTCGTGACTCGCAAATCTCAGCCAGATGAATGGGCGCCAAGTAGTTGTCGCGCATATTCTCATAGAGCCGGCCCGGCTTCTCAAGATAGTCGATCGTGGGTGATCCGGGACCGTGGGTGCGGCCCAAAAAGGAGCACACGGCATCAGGTGCCACCTGTTCGACTTCCGCTGCTGCGGCGGCATAGTCTTCGGGTCGCGTCTTGGCGAGTACCACCGTGTGCTTCGTGTTTGCCAGGAACTGCTGCCCGATCCATCCCGCTGCGCCAAAGATTAAAATGCGCATTTTTTATATACATATGTATTAAATGTGGATAATAACCCCATGCTGTCGCCCCTCCAATCTTGCGAAACTATACGATAGCATACAGTTTGATAAGATTGAGAAATGGATTATAGTCTATGATACTTCAAAAGATAGGAAATATGACAAGTTATATAGCACACATCCATCGATCATAGAAGTTGAATGTAATGCAATTGGCAAAGTGGGGCATGCACAGCGTAATTACGGTATGCAACTGGTGAAAGATGGCTGGATTTATTTCTTAGATGATGATAATATAATTCATCCTAATTTCTGGTCTATTATTAAATCATTGCACATTGATTCTTTTACCACATTTGACCAGCTACGAGATAATAAACAATACATTCTACATGGTAATAAAATACAACTTTGCCATATTGATACCGCAATGTTTATTGTCCATAAACAGCACATTAAAAATATAACGTGGCACCCAGATCGTTACGATGCAGATGGATATTTTATTATTGATATTTTGAATACGAATAAAATCCCACACACGTACATAAACCAAATTGGCTGTTATTATAATTACCTTCGGCCCCTTTAACAGCGCAAATATCATCTAATATTCGCATAAATGCATCGACAAGTGCAATTATGCGAAGATAGTTATTGTTACATTATGCAACAACGTCCTACTATCTGATAGACTTTCTATCAGTTTTTATGTCATTAAGTAAATAAAGTAACTTTTTTTTTATTATAGATATGATGAATACGAATGAATTGACTGAATGAACTTATGTGGCAACCCACAAAGGTATCACTATCATATGCTATTAGTAGATCTATTATGGCAATTAATTCTCTGTTATGAATATAATGCGAATCTATGGGTATATTTTTTTTATCACACAGTAATGTATTGTTTTTGATTAAATTATTGTAATATGTTAAATTAATTGTATTATCAAATTCCAACATACCAGAACAAACATAGCTCATATTACTTAAACTTTTTATATTATCATCATAAAATTTTAGTAATTTTTCATTATACGCTGCAATGGGTAATTTATAACAATGAGAAAAATGATATAACGCATCATCTTCAATCCGCAAATGAATACAATTAAAGTTCGTTAATTTTAGTTCTTTCTTAATATACTCTTTAAATGTATAAAAAATTGGGTTAAATTTAATATTAGTCATTATGAAATAATAGAGATTATTATCAGTATAGTCATCCCATAGATAATTAAATGACGTATGTATGTCTAATGAGACTATATTACCTAAATATATTATATCCATTTCTTTATTTAATTCGATGACATCATTTATATAAAGCGCCGTTGGTACAGTACTATAATCAATATGTGGTAAATGGTATGCATTTAAATTATCAATTACTTCTATATCTATTGAAGGTACTAGTTTAACGGTTGTTTTAATTTTATCTATTAATAAATGATTAATTTCTTTAATATTTAATATATTATTGATGTCGGTTAGAGCTTTACTTTTAAGATCTATTTGAAATTGATCAATATATAGATCTCTTTTATATTTTATGGACAGCAATATTCCTTTTACGATAGTTTGAAGTTGATTACATAATCCAATTCTTGGGGAAATAATAAACATATTTATTACACATGTTTTAAATTAATCAATAATCCGACGCATCGGGAATAAATGAAGTATTGACCCGATCATCTATAGTATAGTAAAATCAACTCCTGACGGGCCGATAGAACCACAAATGCCCATGGCTGCATCGTAGCGCACAATTTCTGAATCAAATTGAAATGGTAGAATTGTCTCGATGGAGTCAAGTGAAGTTAGACCAATCTGAATCGTTTTAGTAAGCGCCTCGCGAAAAGCATCTATGTAACAAATTGGTATCTTAAAGAAAAACGTATAGCATGCCTGCACGGGTTCATAAAAAATAGAATCAGGCGGAATAAGTTTAAAATATACTTTCTCCTCGGCATACTTTGTTATATCAAATGCAGGAGCCAGATGATAGCGTCCCGTTAGCTTACATATATTTTTAGCATTCGGATAATCATCGATGTAATCAAGGGCGGCTACTATCTGCTTGCATTCGGCTGCCCCTTTGTTCAGACAAGAACGTGTTGAATCTACAATATCTGGATAGTCGGCGCAATCTATAAATCTATCAACTATGGATCTTAAATGGGTTTGCCAAGGCGGAGGTAAAGGGCTAGGATCTACTAAGAGGATTGCGACATTCGGTATTTTATATCGCAATATTTGAATATTTTTAACAGTTTGCTGAAATCTTTCTTTGCTAGTAAATTTCGATCGAATATGTGTATAAGATAAAGGTTCTTGACTGACCACAATTGTAGAAGAAAGAATAAATATAGTTTCTACATTGCGTGGTAAAGTCTTTACAGGATTAAATAACTGTTTATATAGAATGGGTTGTGTCATAGTAAGATTGACTGGCGTGTGATTTTCTTTGGTAGTAGCATTAACAATAAATTCTAGCATTTCTGTACATCGTTCGGTAAGAATAGTCTTATCGGAAGTATTAAAATCAACCGGAGAGTCAAATACTACTTTATACTGTTCTTTCGTAGGTATTCTTTCTGCCGGAGCGCCGATGGCATTATATAAAATAGGCAGCCCCGATTTAAGAAATTTTGATAAAGAATAACAGTAGGTTTCGCCCCATTTATTAAGAAGGACAAGACAGTGAATATTATGCTTGCGGATGACATCAAAAAACTCATTTTCTTTATATTCGGGAATATTGTACCCCACAATCTTAAATTCAATTTTCCATTGTTTATAGGATTTAAATTGATCTTTTAAATAAAGTATATACTCTTTTCCCTTATATTCACTGAAGGGATGCATACACCCAATCTGAATCGTATCACGAACAGGCGGTATCACCAACTCAGAGTCTATATCAGCAAAATCGATATGCGGCGATACCACAAAATTCGCCGGATTAAAATACTTGGCATATTCATCAAACGTAAAGCGCGATGGATGTATGACGAGTTCTGCACAATCAAAGAGGCCCTTAACAGCAGGTTCTATTTGTATAGCGGTCGCCAGATAGGCATTGTGTGGATTCTTCTTATCGAACCACCAGAAATCATGAACATTCAGAATAAGCCGACAGCCAGTCTGCTGCTGAATCTTACAAAGATCTACTTCTTGAATATCGCTAAATAGATGCTGCACGACAACCGTATCTAATGCGGTTATAAATAAATTGTCTAGCTCCGATTTTTTAATGATTCGACGAGTCTGAGGAAACTGCCTAATAAAATCATGGATAAATTTAAGTGAGCCGCCTCCATCTACACCGCCGATCATATAGAGGACCGGCTTATCAAGAGTGTTCTGTTTAAAATAACAGATGGATAGACGTTCTAGAACAAACGGTGCATGCGGATAATAGGGTACGTTGCACAATGCCATCAGTTCCGATTTTTTCATTCTCCCGTCTGTATAGTCAGCATCGGTGAGAATGAGCGGATGGGACATCACCACAGGATGCAATGCCGTCTCATACCAGTTAATAAAACCGGCCATCAAGGCGGGTGTAGCGATCCAATAGTTCGAATAAGCGGTCGGCGGAGACTCCATACCTAATGATCGCAGTGCCTCATTTGCTATAGTCAGCAGATGCGGATGATCATTTGTGAGAGGCTTGGTGGTTTCAGAGAAATGATAGAATCCTGATATCCATTGGGTTGGATCGCGAATAATCGCATTTATTTTTTTCAAATCAATCTTTCTATAGGCTGAAAAAGAGAGAGTGCCGACCATGGCGCAGTCCGCCCATTCGTCTTTGATTTCGTTCAACTGCCGCCAAAAGGCATTTTCAAACGTGCAGTCTTGGTATTTCATGCGAATGGGAATCGCCCAGGGGTACGGTTTATAGATACGGGCTGCTTCCTGCAGGCGCGTGTCAGTATGACAAAGAATATAGACACGAATCACTGTTCTGACCTCTGATCTGGCTTCTGGTCTGGCTTCTGTTCTGGCTTCTGGTCTGGCCTCTGGTCTGGCTTCTGGTCTGGCCTCTGGTTTGGCCTCTGGTCTGACTTCTGGTCTGACCTCTGGTCTGACTTCTGGTTTGGCCTCTGGTTTGGCCTCTGGTCTGACTTCTGGTCTGACCTCTGGTCTGGCCTCTGGGTTGGCCTCTGGGCTGGCCTCTGGTCTGGCCTCTGGTCTGACAATAGAATGATTGGCCAATGACCGCAAAATGTATGATCGCAGCATGGAACTACCAGCATATGCCACCGTTACTGCCCCTACTTCAGTAGATGGCTTGTGTGTAAATTCACCAGGTTCCAGAAAACAGACGCCGCCATGTTTATAAAGCACACAGGCCGACCATAACAGACTTTTCTCTGCATAGCCCAGTGCATCATATGCATACAATATTTGACGCGGATAATAACTTTTTATGAAGGCTCGTGGATCACTCACATAAATCACTTCATAGCCTTCTTTGGTCGTAGGTACCATAGTATAAATCACGCTAGGAATCACAACACTTACAACCGGTGAAAATAAAATAGAAGGTGCCGGTTTCGGTTCAGCAGGCTCGTTTCGGGCTCGCAGCGCTACCCTCCTCACTAACATCTAAAGAACTCCACTAATTTACACCAAAGTTGATCACCGCGGCCCCGCCGGTTTAAAAACATTAAAGCATATCAGGTATGCCAAATCTTTCTCACAGTTCAGAGACGGAGGCGATTGTGGGCATCCAGTTCAGTCTGTTTGGACCCGATGAGATCGTACGGCGATCCGTCGTGGAGGTCACGAGTCACAGCACACAAGAGGGCAAGATCGGCGGTCTAGCGGATCCGCGCATGGGCGTACTGGAGAACGGCAAGCTGTGCCGCTCCTGTGGTCTCAATAATCACGGGTGTCCGGGTCACTTTGGTCACCATCGCCTCGTCCGGCCCATTTACTACGCCCAATTCTTCAAAATGGTTCTCAAGATTCTCCGTTGCTGCTGCATCAAGTGTGGCAAGATTCTCATCAACAAGCAGACCGCCAAGGGCCTCAAGAGGGCCAAGGGCGAAAACCGCTGGAAGATGGTGCTCGTCGCCTGTCAGGAGGTGACCCGCTGCGGCGAACAAACGGAGGACGGTTGCGGCGCCCGCCAGCCCCACCGCTATCACGAGGAGGACATGTTTCGTATCGTCGCCGAATTCAAGGGTCTCGGACCCGAAGGCGAGGGCGGCGCCGCCACGAATCTCCGCAAGTTCCTCGAACCCGAGTACGTGCATCGACTCCTCCGCCGTATCAGCGACGAAGACGTGGATTTCATGGGATTCAATCGCCTCTGGTGTCGGCCGGACTGGATGATGTGCACGGTCCTCTCGATTCCGCCGCCGCAGGTGCGTCCCTCGGTGCTCCAGGACAATAATCAGAGGTCGGAGGACGATCTGACACAGAAGCTCATCGACATCATCAAGACCAATGAGACACTGGGCGACAAGATCACGAAGGGCGCCAAGAAGCGGGCGATCGATGACTGGACCCTCCTCCTGCAGTATCACATCGCGACCTATGTCGATAACGATATTCCGGGGGTGGCGCAGTCGGCCCAGCGATCCGGTCGCCCCCTCAAGTCGCTCCAGCAGCGCCTCGGCACGAAGGAGGGGCGCATCCGCAACAATCTCCAGGGCAAGCGCGTGGAGTTCTCGGCACGGTCGGTCATTACGCCAGATCCCAACATCTCGGTCCAGGAGCTCGGTGTGCCGCTCAAGGTGGCCATGAATCTGACGTTTCCTGAGCGTGTGACGGCCTACAACATTGATCGGCTCTATTCGCTGGTGCAGAACGGTCCAGACAAGTATCCAGGCGCCAAGTCGGTGCAGCGGGCCTCTACAACATCGGAAGGTGGTCGCATGATCAGTCTCAAGCACGTGAATACCAAGACGATACAGCTGTACGAGGGCGACGTCGTGAATCGCCATCTTATGGACGGCGACGCGGTGCTCTTCAACCGTCAGCCGTCGCTGCACCGCATGTCGATGATGTGTCACTTGGTGCGGGTCCTGCCCTATTCGACATTCCGACTGAACGTGTCGGTCACGAAGCCGTATAACGCTGATTAACCGCGAGGTCGAAGTCAGCAACAGGTGGCTGCCTGTGAGGTTGTGGAAACACCTCATGGGGAAAACAGTGTAAGTTCCGCCGCACGGTACCCGTCTCATCCGGGCATCAGCGATATAACCATCTAGTCTCGGAGCGCGTGCGCTCCTTGGCAAGACCGTCAAATTCAGGGAAACCCCTAAAACCAACAGGTACTGAGACCC